CGGCGAGAACGGTGGGTTAGGCAACGTCGGCGCAGTTCGTATCATTTGGCCCGGGACCACGCGCCAATTTCCATCAACTAATACAGGGAACGTGTAAATGACACACTTTATCAAACTCAATAATGGCGTACCAGAAGGCAACGTAATTGTTGAAGAAAATTTGCGTCAAGTTCTTACAAATGCGACATTTCCAACTGTGATAACGGACTCATTTATTGAGCCGTTTGGCTATGGTATTTATGATTTTCGTAGCCAGCCACCCGTTGCTCGGTATCAAAAAAATATCGAGGTTACTCCTGTAAAAAATCAGTACGGAATCTGGTGTCAAACATGGGAAACAGTTGCTATGAGCGATAGCGAGAAAACATTAGAAGATGAGCGTAAATCTGCCGAGGTGCGCTTTACTCGTAATCAAAAGCTCTATCAGACCGACTGGACTCAGTTAATTGACGCCCCGGTGGACAAAGCCGCATGGGCGGCGTACCGTCAAGAACTGCGTGACATCACTTCTCAAACCGGCTTCCCTTGGGAAGTTCAGTGGCCCACTCAGCCGGAGTAACACATGGCAAACCTTTCCAACATCATCACGCCCAGTAACGTCCTGACGGCGACCAGCACCAACACGCTGAGCAACAAGACGATCAGCGGGGCCAGCAATACCGTTACGAATATCCCGTTAAGCACGGGCGTGACGGGTACTTTGCCTGTAGCTAATGGCGGCACAGGCGTTACATCTGTTGGTACGTCTGGAAATGTGCTGACCAGTAACGGAACTGCTTGGACAAGTTCTGCACCGCCTGGGGCAGATGTTCAAGTATTTACTTCTTCCGGCACTTGGACCAAGCCATCTGGCAAGACGACGGTGATGGTCGGGGTTTGGAGTGGTGGTGGTGGCGGTGCTCGATCTGCCAATAACGAAGATGGCGGTGGAGGTGGTGGAGGCGGCGGTTATTTTCAAAAAATATTTACTGCCGCGTCCTTAGGGTCAACGGAGTCTGTCACTATTGGTGCAGGTGGGGCAGGTGGCACCACCACTAACTCTGTTGGTTCTGCTGGGGGCACTTCATCTTTCGGCTCCTTGATCTCTTTGGCCGGAGGTCAGGGAGGTTCTATATCAAGTAGCCCTGGTGTCCCTGGAGCCCCTCCACAAGGGGGTCAAGGTGCTGCTGGTACTTATCCAGATTACACATTTGCGTCAGTATTTGGAGGTGGATCTGGAGCAAAAGGCGGGAATGGGACTACTAGTTTTGAAGGCGGTCGTTCTGCTTTTGGCGGTGGTGGTGGAGGTAGCGGCGGTCGTGGCCCTGCAAACCAAGCAGGTGGTGCAGGTGGATTATCTGGCGCTTCAAGCGCAATTGTTTATGTGGGTGGCGGTGGTGCTGGCGGCTCTTCTGGTGTAGCTGGTACTGCGGGAACTAATGGATCAGGTGGGGGTGGTGGCGGCGGAACTAATAGCGGCACGGCTGGAGCGGGTGGGGCAGGAGGTTTTCCTTCTGGTGGAGGTGGCGGCGGAGGAACCGGAAGTGTTGCGTCTGGAAACGGGGGCAATGGCGCTGCTGGTCAAGTTATCGTAATTTCTTGGTAAATCGCTATGAAAAACTACGCAATTATTGAGTCCGACATCGTCATAAACGCCGTTCTAGCATCTCCCGAATACGCAGCAGAACAGGGCTGGGTAGCACTGCCAGAGGGAGCGGGCATTGGTTGGTCCTTCGATGGCACCAACTGGACAGCACCCCCTCCCTCGCCTTCTGCGCCTGAACCTTCTAGCCCGACCAAAGAAGAACTGCTTGCTCAAATTCAGGCTTTGCAGGCGCAAATTAACGCACTGCCATGACCCAAGCAGACGAAATCAAACTGCTTCAAGAGCAGGCCCGTGCCGAGTTAAACAGGCTTGAAGCCCAAAGCACAGCCAAGGAAGTCGCTGGCAAAGCCATCGGCAAGCAGGGGCTGTTCTACATCACGTTCATCGTGGTGATCGGTGTCTTGGCCTCCTTGGCGCTTGAATCCGAGAAGATTGCTGCGGTAATGGGTCTGCTTGGTGCTGCGTTGACGGCGCTTATCTCCATGCTTAACGGTATTGCCGGGGCCAACCCCAAGCAAGAGAAGCCTGAGTTTGAGGTCATCAAGTCCCTGATTGAAAAGCTCGACAGGCTTGACCGTCCAGAGCAGCCCATGCGTGTGGATGTAAACGACGGCAAGGTCACGGTCACCAAGGGTGAAGACACCATCACCACAAGGAGCTAAACATGCTGTCCCTTCTCTCAACGCTTGGGGGCCTGCTCATCAGCGGCTTGCCGAAGCTGCTTGATTACTTCCAGAACCGCGCAGACCAGAAGCACGAACTTGAACTTGCCCGCGTGCAGATCGAGCGGGAGTTGCAGCTTGCTGCCCAAGGTTTTGCTGCCCAGGCCCGCATGGAAGAGATCCGCACCGACCAGATTGCCATGCAGACTGAGGCCAAGATGACCGAGGCTGCGCTCGACCATGACAAGAAGGTGCTGGAGAAGGCCAGCAAGTGGGTCGCCAGCTACGTGGGCACCGTCAGGCCGACGGTCACGTACATCTTCATCCTTGAGCTTGTCGCCATTAACGCAGCCATCGCTTGGTATGCGTTTAATCAGCAGGGGTTGATCAACAACGTGGATGACCTCATCCGCATCACTACGGTGATCTTCTCTGATGACGAGATGGCAATGCTTGGGGGTATACTAGGGTTTTGGTTTGGATCGCGTAGCTGGAGCAAGAAATGACTATTGGTTTGTACGCTGTTGTCAATAAACACAATGGCAGGGCGTACATTGGCAGCTCCACAAATGTTGAACTGCGAATGCGGCATCACAAGTGCTACATCAATACAGGTCGGTTTTTGCACTATCAAGGCTACGCTGAAGACGCAAAGGCGTATGGCGTAGGCGGTTTTGACTTTAAGGTGATTTGCAAAACCGACTCAATTGAAGAGGCAAAAGAACTGGAGACTGCATTTCTTGAAATGTGGTTGAGTGACTTGTACAACAAGGCACCAAGCGCCAATGGTGCAACTGGAGTCAAGCGCAAACGACATCTTTATGTCAAGGCGGCAGCAAAGCGTCTGGCTGACCCTGACTATCGGGCTAAACTTAGTGCGGCGTGTAAGGGCAAAAGGCAAGTATTGAAGTGCCCGCATTGCGAGGTTGAAGGCGGCGGCGGGAATATGCGCCGTTATCACTTTGACAAGTGTGGGAGCAAGAAGTGAAACTGAGCCCCATCGGTGCGGCGCTGATGCACCGGTACGAAGGGTATCGGAACAGGCCATATTTATGCCCGGCCCAAATTTGGACGGTTGGCTGGGGAAGAGTTCTGTATCAAGAGCAGATCAGACTGCCTGTAGTTCGTGTAGGCGACTACCAAGGCATGATCCGCAAAGAGTTCCCGCTGCGCCCTGAAGACAATCGCGCCTGGACTAAAGATGAGATTGAAGAGCTCTTCAGCGAAGATGTCGCGTCTTTTGAGCGTGGTGCTCTTCGACTGTCTCCTAATCTGGTTGGTCGTCAAGGCGCATTTGACGCTGTGGTCTCTTTTGCATTCAACGCAGGCCTGGGAAATTATCAGCGCAGCACCATCCGGATGAAGAATAATCGCGGTGAGTTTGAAGATGCCGCTGATGCATTCATGATGTGGACAAAGGGTGGTGGCAAGGAATTGCCAGGACTGGTCAGGCGGCGCAGGGATGAACGTGCGTTGTTTTTGGGGTAGTCATGCCACTCAAGAAATTTGTAGCCAAGTCTGGTGTAAACAGAGAAAACACCCGCTACTTCAATGAGGGCGGCTGGTACTCCTGTGACAAGATCCGCTTCCGTCAAGGAAGTCCAGAAAAGATTGGCGGCTGGCAGCAGGTCAGCAATGAGCAGTTCCTGGGTGTGTGCCGCTCCTTGTGGGCGTGGTCGGCTTTGTCAGGCGTGGCTTATGTAGGGCTTGGCACAAACCTGAAGTACTACATCGCGCTGTCTGGTGGGGGCACGTACAACGATGTCACGCCCATCCGAAGCACAGCAACACTGAACAATCCGTTTACAGGCAACGGCACCACCACCGTCACTGTGACTGATGTTGCTCACGGCTGCATCACGGGTGATTTCGTAACTTTCAGTGGCGCGACAGGCACTTACGACACCATTTTTAATGCAGAGTTTCAAGTCACGGTTCTGACCGCCGACACATACACCATCACAACCGGCTCCAACATTGCTGTTGGCTCTTATGGTGGCGCTACTGTCCTTGCAAGTTACCAAGTAAGTGTTGGTGATGTTCTGCAAACAGCAGTGACTGGCTGGGGTGCCGGAGGATGGGGCCTTGGGACTTGGGGCAACGGCCTTGCAAGCACATCGTCTATCCGTGTTTGGAACAATGACAACTTTGGCGAAGACTTGATCTTTGGGCCTAAGGATGGTCCGCTGTATTACTGGGACCAGACAGCAGGTTTAAGCACTCGTGGCGTGGCGCTGACATCTTTGGCTGGTGCCTCTGATGTGCCTACCGTGCAGCACTTGGTTGTGGTGTCCGACACATCGCGTTTTGTTTTGGCGCTGGGCTGTAATGACTACGGCTCTGCCACGCAAGACACAATGCTGATCAGATGGTCGGATCAGGAGAGCGCGGTCAATTGGACCCCTTCTGCAACCAATCAAGCGGGCAGCTTGCGCCTGTCTCACGGCTCTGTCATTGAGGCTGTAGCCCAGGTCCGCCAGGAGTTCTTGGTTTGGACCGACACAGCCTTGTACTCACTGCAGTACCTGGGGCCTCCTATTGTCTGGGGCTCACAGATCCTATCCGACAGCGTTTCCATCCTTAGTGACCGCGCATGGGCGACGGCTGCTGGTGTGACGTACTGGATGGGTAACGGTAAGTTTTATATGTACGACGGTCGCGTCCAGAATCTGGTCTGCGATCTGCGTCAGTTTGTGTTTAACAATTTCAACCTAAACCAATCTCAGCAGGTTTTTGCATCCACAAACGAGCAGTTCAATGAAGTTTGGTGGTTTTACTGCTCCAAGAATAGCACCGCGATTGACAGTTACGTGATCTACAACTACGTCGAGAAGGCGTGGTATTACGGAACGATGGGCAGGACCGCTTGGATTGACACCAGCGTGTCCAATGATGTGCCAATGGCTACCGACTACAACCGGCGCTTGATTTATCACGAGACCGGCGTTGATGACAACGCCACGACGACCACGCTGCCGATTGCAGCGTTCATTACTTCGTCCGAGTTTGATATTGAAGACGGGCACAACTTTGGGTTTGTCTGGCGGGTGCTGCCTGATGTGAACTTCACCGGTTCCATATCTGAAAGCCCGACGATGAACCTGACGCTGTTACCTTTGCAGAACTCAGGCTCAGGGTATACCCGAGGTGTGGTGCCTGTTGCTTCCGTGACTTCAGATATGTCGGTGGCAGGTGAAAACGCTTACCCTGTAGTGCGTAGCGCCACAGTGCCGATTGACCAGTTCACGGGGCAGGTAAACATTCGAGTGCGTGGCAGGCAGATTTCTCTCAAGGCCGCATCAGACCAACTTGGTGTGCAGTGGCAGCTTGGTGCATGTCGTTTAGACATCAGGCCTGACGGACGTAAATCGTGACGATCTGGGCAGCCATCATCAAGCGCTTTACCGCGCCTGCGCTACCCAAGCCAACGCTAGACTACGACAAGTCCTATATGGACGCGCTTGTCAATGTGCTGCGCCTGTACTTCAATCAGCTTGACAACTTACTGGGGCAGATCGTGGCAACTACAGGAAACCCAGTACCAATCTCTATTGGCGGCACCAATGTTGATGCGTTCGGGCGGCTAAGAACCAGCGCTCCGTACACGCTGTTTGATTCTCAGAACCGCTACGCTATTGACAATCAGTTTGACACCAGCACCGCCACTGGAGGCTCAACCACGTACTTGACCAACGAATCATCGGTGAGGATGAATGTCACCACCTCCAGTGGGTCTGAAGTTGTAAGACAGACTTACAGGTGCATGCCGTACCAGCCGGGTAAGGGGTTGTTGTGTTTGGCTACGTTCGTCATGAACACTGCCAAGACCGGGCTGCGTCAACGGGCGGGGTACTTTGGAACCCAAAACGGCGTCTTCCTCCAGCAAGCGGACAGCACTGTTTCCTTCGTCCTGAGGTCTTACATCTCAGGATCTGTCAGCGATGCGCGGGCGGTCAACCAAGCGGACTGGAACGGCGACAAACTTGATGGGACGGGGGACTCCGGCTACACCCTGGACCTGACCAAAGCACAAATTTTGTGGATGGACTTTGAGTGGCTTGGGGTTGGATCTGTTCGGTGCGGGTTCATCATTGACGGCAACTACATCGTCTGCCACACCTTTGAGAATGCAAACGACATCACTTCTGTTTACATGACCACGGCAATTTTGCCGGTCAGGTACGAGATTACCAACACCGCAGCGACGGCAAGCGCTTCGTTCATGAAGCAAATTTGCTCCTCGGTGGTTTCAGAAGGTGGGTACGAACAGACATCCATTGAGCACGTGGCCCGCAGAACTGCAACACTGACCGGGATAGGCACGACTTTTGTACCGTTGGTGTCCATCCGGCTGGCTTCTACGGCGCTGAACGCAGTGGTGCTCCCTGCCAAATTTAACGTAATGCCGACCTCAACGGGGGACGATTTTGAGGTTATTCTGGCAAAGAACAGCACGGGGCTGACTGGGGCTTCTTGGGCTGCAGTTGCAAGTGACGCCAACGTGGAGATGGACACTTCTGCCACGGCCATGACGGTAGGCGCCATTGTAGATATCCAGTACGTTAAGTCCACTAACCAGTCCAGCGGGACGATCAACCAGACTGCTGGGTACAACTGGGATCTTCAGTTGGGCTCCTCCTTGACTGGGACGAGTGATATCTATACGCTGGGCATCCGGGTGCTGTCGGGCTCCTCCGGCGCGGCCATCGGGTCTTTGACCTTCTACGATTTGACGCAGTGATAGGTTAAGAAATGGCTCTTCCGCTGTATCAAACGCTATCTTCTCAAGAACAGTTTGAGCGTCTTGGCGCAGCCATGCCGACCGGGTGGGAAACCACCACAGACCCACTTGCAAGAATCAACTTACTCAACCAACTTGGTGTAAGTGGGGATCAGCTAAGAGATGTCCTTGGGTACTCTCAAGGCGATGTTGATTGGATGCAAAGCAAGGGTCTGGGAGTTCCTGCTCCCACCCCTGCGCCAACTCCAGCCCCAATACAACAGAACGCTTATCAAACCCTGGCACAAGAGCCTGGATTTGACACCGATGCATATACATACGAAGACCTCGTATCTGATTACGTTGCCCCGACGCCGACTCTGGCTCCAACACCCGCCCTCAATCACTACGGATATTCTGAAGAAGAGTGGAATGCATTTAGCCCTGAAGCGCGTAGTTTTATCGAGCGACCAGAAACCGCAAATCTTGGTCGTGGCACGGACACCAGGGATTTCCTTGGTGATGATATTCAAATCAATAAGGAAATAGGACAAACAGGCGATAGTTGGTCTGGTAAAACTACAACTTACCAAGCATATGATGCCTACGGTAACCCAACGCAAACATTTGATGTTTCTGAGAGTGGCCTAAAAGAAGGCTTGGCTATAGCGGCTACTATGGCCGCTTCAATGGCTACGCTAAACCCGGCATTTACCGCTGGGATTGGTGGAACTATTGCATCCACACTAGGTATCCAGGGGTTATCTGCAGCGGCAACATCGGCTCTTGGTAGTGCTGCTGTTAATGCAGCAGTTACGGCTGCAAAAGGTGGCAGTTTTGAAGATGTTTTGCAAGCAGCAGCAGCAAGCGGGCTTGGAAGCGTAGCGGCAGAAAAAGTTGCTGCGTTTGCAAACTCGGCTGGCTCTCAAGTTGCAAGCCAACTAAACAGTTCTGCACTTGGCCAAGCCGTAACAAGCGGCATCACTGCGGGTGCGCGGGCACTCCCATCGGCGATTGCAACCGGTGACTTTGGCAACGTCCTGACCAGCGCACTGACTGGCGGAGCCACGGCAGGCATTACCACGGGTATTTCCAACCTGACTGGGTTTACACCGTCTGAGATCAATGCTGCTGTAAACATTGCACAGGGTGCTGCGTCTGGTGACTATGCCAAGATGCTGGCGGGGGCTGGTTCGTTTACGGATAGCCCAATCCCTGGCCTTGCTTCCAAAGCCTTGACGCTGAAAGAAGCGGTTGAGTCTGGTAATCCAACAAGGATCATGTCAGCCATGCAGGGCTTTGGCTCTGCGATGGATGCGTACAACAACCAGCAGGCACGAGACAACAGCAAGACAGACACAGGCGACGAAACCGCCCGCCTTCAGGCCCGTTATGGCACTGCAGATGACGCAGTCATCAAGCAGATTGAGGCCATGTCTCCCAAGACAACTGGCCCTGCCGGCACAACGGCAGATGTTGAGCAGGCTCTGTACGAGGATGTGCTGAGACAAGCTCCGTCTGTTACAGAGTCCACCATCACGCCTGAGGAGTTGGCTCGGATTGTCAGCGGGGACACAGCGCCTACGGCCAAAACAACTACCGAAACAACCGCTCCGGTCCAAGGCCCATACGACAAGTATGTTGACTTCGGTGAGGCGTTCCGCGCAGCCAGAAGCGTGCTTGGTGCTGGCAAATCGTTTACATGGACCGATCCGATCACCGGCTCAACAAAGACTTACACAACGGACTACGCTCCTGCCGCACCAAAGGATGCAGGTGCCGGAAGAGGTATCGCACCAGGGGTGACTGCAGCAAATGCAGCACAGCTTTCTGCAATTCCGTTGCGAACAGAAACTGCGCGAACTGTTTCAACGCCTAAGTTGACCGACACAGATTCCGGCATTGACTATTCTGCCGCTGCTACTGATATGCAGGGAACCGCGCCAAGTGCAGACGCAACATATGCAACGCTAAGTCAAAACGCACAGAGCCTTGCCAATGCCGCTAAGGGCACTGCTTTCCAAACGCCGACAGCGCTAGTATTAGATGCCGTGTCCCAATTGGGGACATCGTTTTCGTCTGCCTTTGGCGGCGTAGGTAAAGACAATACAACTCTGCAAGAGTTTAAGAAAATACAAGATATTGCAACAAGCATAACGCCTGATGCTGTTTTAAAAGATCTTGCAAGCCTTAACAAGAGTATTCAAAGTGCTGATGGCGTTCTGCAAACATTAGGTGCAGTTGGCGCAGGTATTTATAAGCAACCTTTAGCAATAGGTTGGCAAATTGGCTCTGAAATTGTTCAAGAAATACCATTGCTTGGTATAGGCAAGGCAGTTCAAGTTGGTGCTAAAGCTCTTGAATTTAGCAAAAGAATTGCCGATACCTTGGGTGTCACTACTTCGGTGGCGTCCAATATGCTGGAAAACGGCGGGTCCGCAAGAAACGAGACTTATGACGCTACGCAAGCACTATTAAAAGACAGCGTAAAGTCTGGACAAATTACACAAGTAGAAGCTGACACGATTGCGCAAAAGCAAGCAGACAATGCTTTTGTTAAATCAATGGCAGTGACTGGTGCAATATCGTTTATACCCGGTGGCACCGCCCTGGAAAAACGCATTATTGTTGGCGGCGCAGTAAATGACGCCAAGAGTGCCATTACAACCGGCTTGAAGGTTGCGGCAAAAGAAACAGTTCCAGAAGGCGTGGAAGAGGGTGCCACAGACTATATAACTCAAGGAGAGTCATTAAGGTCTATTGGCAAGGGATACGCAGATGTAAGCCCAAGTCAAGTTGCTGCTGCAACAGGTCTAGGCGCAATCATTGGCGCTGGGTCTTCTGGCAGTATTGCCACGGGCGCAGGTGTTGTTGACACTTTGAGTGGGTCAACAGGTGCAGCCGCCACGGAGCCTGGAGTAGCGCAAACCGTCTCATCTGGCGATGTAACAAAACCCGCAGTCAAAACAGAGCCAACATTTGACCCCAACACTGTGGTTGCCACAGATCCAGATACGGGCGATACGTTGACTCTTGGTGATTTAACCGGCTCAACTATTAGTTCTGCTGGCACCACCACAAAGATTGACCCAACTTTAGAGCCACTAAGTGACACTGAGCTTGACAGCGACCAGATCATCAATGACTACATCAATGAAGTCCTTGGTGGCAATGCGCCTGCAACAAGCTCAACGGAGAATGTTGTTTTAGGCACTGATCCAGATACTGGGGCAGAAGTCACGATGGGTGACTTGGGCTTGACGCCAAAAACCACAACTGAAACTGCGCCTGATTTATCTACGCCTATTGCAACAGATCAAAACACAGGAGAAGTGATTATGCTTGGTGATGTAACGGCAACAACCGCTCCAGATACAACACCCAAGACTGAGGCCACATCAGATACCGCACCCAAGCCGGATACGCGGCCCGACACACAGCCTGATGTCCAGCCGGACACACAACCAGAACCGGACACAACACCTGATGTTGCCCCGGATACTGCTCCTGATACGGCACCAGATACCGCACCAGACACGGCTCCCGACACAGTCCCGGATGTTGCGCCAGACACGGCTCCTGATACTACGCCTGACGTAACTCCTGATACTGCTCCAGACACCACTCCGGACACCACTCCGGACACCACTCCGGACACCACGCCGGACACCACGCCGGACACTGCTCCGGATACCGCGCCTGATGTGGCTCCGGACACCACGCCAGATACCACGCCAGATACCACGCCAGATACCACTCCTGATACCACGCCTGATGTAGCGCCGGATACAACACCCGACACTGTGAC